GAAGGCGGCAACGTATTCAAGGGCAACAACGGCGAAGCCTTGACTCAGCGGATCAATCAAACGGATGTTAAGCCTACTCTAGCCTGGCTAGAACAGATGCTTCCAGGGCTTGATATACAAGGTAACACTCTAGGATCAACTGGCATCAAACCCACCAGCGGTGACCTAGACGTTGCAGTTGATTCTGCACAACTAACTAAACTACAACTAAGCACACGCTTACAACAGTGGGCACAAAGTCATGGATTTAAACCTGAAGAATATGTAAAACAAACCGGTGCCGGTGTGCATTTTAAAACTCCTATAGCCGGCAATCCTGCCAAAGGCCATGTACAAACAGACTTTATGTTCCTTAAGAACATTCCGTGGTCAAAGTTTGTATTAGGGGCAATGCCTGTGGATAGCCAATACAAAGGCCGTGAGCGTAATGTCTTGATGAACTCGATTGCCAAGGCAATGGGTTACAAACTAAATCAAATTGCTGGCATTGCTGATCGTAATACAAATGAAATTATTTCAGATGATCCAGACCAAGTTGCCAAAATGTTATTAAATAAATCGGCTACTCGTGCTGATTTAGCATCTGTTGAAAGTATTTTAGTGTCATTGGCCAAAGATCCTCAGCGAGAAGAAAAATTAGCAGACTTTAAATCTCACATGGAACGTGAAGGCTTGCCATTTATGGAAAGCACAAATGCCAACCCTTATACGGAAGTATCGGATGTTAACTTTTTAGCTCGTTTGCGTGACCGCATTGTTAATCAAGGCATGATAGCACTGGTTGAAGCCGACCAAAATGTTGGTGGTCGTGCCAAGGGAATTGAGCATATCGAGGACCTGGTATTTCGCAAAGGCACACGTGGCGCTCAAGAAGCTCTGGGTGTAATTGAAAATTTAAAAGATAACACAAAGAAATCTACCACAGTTAAGTGGGATGGCAAGCCAGCATTAGTTTTTGGACGTATGCCCGATGGTGGATTTGTATTAACTGATGTAGCAGGATTTACAGCCAAAGGTTATGACGGACTATTCCGCAGTCCCAAGCAAGCAATTAACCTATTGGCCAAGAGAGATGCACAAGCTGCTGAGCAAGGCAAACCCGCCACCCGGGTTGAGTCATTAGGACCCATGTATCAAAAGTTATTTCCTATGTTGCAAGCCGCCGTTCCTGAAAACTTTAAAGGCTTTGTACAAGGCGATTTACTTTATACAAGTCGACCTCCGGAAGAAGCTGGTAATTTAGTATTCAAACCTAACACCATTGAATATAATATTCCGGCAGCCAGCAAATTAGGCCAAGAAATTGCCGACAGTGACGTGGGTATTGCTATTCATACACGATACAAAGAACCTGGTGCAACCAAACAAGCATTGGGCCGTCCTAACTTAAATCCTGTGCCTGGATTGCTACTAATGGAACCTATTGCTCCTGCAGAGAATGTCCAGCCCGAAGATAGTAAGCTAGTCAAACAGTTACGAAGTGTAGTATCAAAGCATGGAGCCAGCATTGATGGACTGTTTAATCCAGCAGAACTTCGTGCCGCGCAGATTACTGATTTACCTAAACTAGCAGTTGATTTTATCAACTACTTGATTCACAATACCGGACATGACACTAGCGAAGTAGGAAATTTTGATGCATCTAATATTGTAACAGATTTCTTTAACTGGTTAAAAGTTACAGTAACTCCAAAAAAATACAACAACATTGTAGAATATACACAAAGTCCACGCAGTAATATGGCAGGGTTAAGTGCAGCATTTGCGGCATTTATCTTGTTGCACGATATAAAAATGGATATCCTACAACAGTTAGACCGCCAGGTTCCTGGCCAAGAAGGATGGGTAGTTACAGTGCCAGGCGGTATGGTCAAGTTTGTCAATCGTTTTGGTTTTACTCGTGCAAATCGCGCTGTAAATCCCAAATAATCCTACCCAATCTCTGCTTTTTAATCCAATCGGCTAAATAATAGCAGGACCTCTGAGTCCACATATTAGGAGATTTAAATCATGGCGTATATTACAGTAGTTTCGGGCGGAGCCCAACCAGTATTTGCAACAGACGTATTAAACGGTCCAGTTGCACAAACAGCTAACTTAGCTGCCGGCGGTCCTGTTAACTTCCAAGGTCCTAAATTAGACTTTTTCTCGTTGACAGCAAATAGTTCTTTAGGAGCTAGTGGTGCTGGTAATGCAGCAGGTTATGTATCAAATGTATTGCAAGCTATTCAGCAAACAAGTACAGTTGCTATGTATCAAGTTACACCAGCTGCACCAGCAGTGTTGAACTTGGCTATATTCCCAACAGGTGCTTATACTACAGCTACTTTGGTTACAGCTGCTCAAACAGCCAACGCATCAGGCGGTTTGAACATTGGTATCCCAACAGCAAACGTATCAAACATTGCATCTTTCCAAACTATCTAATTAGTTTAGAAATTGTGATACAACTAACCCTGGATTTATTCCGGGGTTTTTTATTGGCGGTTAAATATGCACATAATGAAATATGTGTACGAGAGTCCTGATTCTGGCCGAACTGTGTATGAACGTGTGGCCGGCACGCTAGATCGTGTTGTGGTCAAAGATGAAACGGAACAAGAACGTGATGCTACTAATCGCTGGACTGCCTGGCGAGATATTTTGCGGGCAGCCAAGCATAATCCAGCATTAAGCGAGGCTCTAGATCGCGCACAAATAATCTATGAACTAAGCAGGCAGGATCCAATTGATAAAGGTTAAGGTTCAAACCCACTTTGATATAACAGTCACAGGAGTAACCGGACATTATCGTCCGGCACGTGGGCCATTTTGTGATCGTGCCGGACACGAAATAAACAATTCTGATTTGTGGAATCGTGCTAGAAATCAACAGCGCAATTGGGAAACACTTACACAACTGATCAGTTTACGAACACAGATTGATAATGTTGTAGAGCCGGTACAAAATCAAGAAGAGTGGTATTTTGAATTCACTACAGAAACCGAGATATTCAATGATGGAACCGATCCTGTAGGTGTATTAAAAGCTGATTCTAATGGAGTACCCATGTTGATCTCGTTAGATAACCGCGCAGATATTGATTCCGTGTTGATCACATCTGGCACCAGACAGAATATCTGGTTTGCATCTGAAACCATAAATATAGAATAGGAAAAATAATATGGTTGAAGCCACTGATATTGAAAAGAAAAGCCTGGAAGCACATGTAGAATTATGTGCTGAAAGATACTCAGCTTTAGAAACACGCCTAGAAGATATTGACGAAAGAATTACTGGGCTAAGCCGAGTGGTCAATGAAGTGCGCGACATGGTGATAAAAATGTCAGAAAAACGCAGTGAACAACTGATTGGTTGGGGCCTGGCCATAATTGGTGCGTTGACCGCAACCACCGGATATTTACTGGTACACTACGTCCTTAAATGAACACTGATAAAGAATTTGAACGAGCTCTAAGAACCGAGCTTAAAGATATCCTGCCTAATACTATTTGGCGCAATGATGATGGAGTGTATTCAGTATTCGGGCATTATCGCATTGAACCAATCCGTCCTGGATATAGAGTATATTGTTCTGCCACTGAAGTGGGCATATTTAATAGTACTAAAACAGCACTAAGTTGGTGTATAGCCGACAAGTATCAAGCATACAATTTAGCACGAGAATTACTGGAATTAGATACCAAGTTAGGGTCATTGACAGCGGACATAGCAATTAGAACCGCAGTAGGAGAACGTAGTTCTAAATGGGAATTTCGGGATGCAATCGGCACCAAGTTAGAAACCAAGATTATCCGTAAAAAGCAAGTGGAAAATGAACTGGCCAAATGTGTAAACTGGGCTAAATATTGTCAACAAAGAGGATTTAATAATGAAACTGCAAGAACTGGCCGTAATCAGCCCAACAAAGCAAGCCGCTAAGGTTTTCGAAAGTTATTTTGGTAATTCTGTTCCTTTTGAACAACTAACCAAACGTCAAGCTCAACACATGTTGACCCGTGTGCGTGGATTGATTAAAGAGCATCGTCGCCAGCCAGCATTCCATCGTAGTGAACAAAATCCTGCCTATTTAAAATTGGTAGTTATGGAACAAGGTTTAGCCAGCAAGTTAAGTGAAGATATGCCAGTGGCATCAGGCGGAGTTGCAGCTCCAGCTATTAATCCAGCGCAAATGGGTATGGATATGGCTAAAGCTAAAAAAACAGCACAAGATACACTCAAACAACTGCAAGATCAAAAGAAACAACTTGATTTACAAATTGCGGCTGCACAAAAGGCAATTAGCCAACCGGCGATGGGCATGGCAGAAAGTCGTCGTCGCATTGCTGAATCAGAAGTACAACAAGCTCAAGTTGTCTTGGCCTCGCAAGACATGGTTGATCAAGTACAAAAGATGATTGAGCAAGTTACAGCAATGCAATTTAAAGATTTGCCA